ATGACAACGAGTTCTTCATGCCTTTAAGACGCTGAATAATGCTTGCGTGCGGATTAGTGCTTATGTCGGCAATTTCGTTAATCAAATTAAAGATTGCCATGTCGTGTTTAGTTGTCATCATTTGCTCCATTACCATTTGTCGGGTTTCTTCTGATAGTTCGCCTTGATTCCATGCCACGCCTTCGCTCATATTGTCGCGCTCCATGGGCCCCAGCCGTAGCCGTGTTTGTCAACCCCGTAGTTGTAAATCGCTAATGCTGCAATCAAGTTAGTTTCAGCGTGTAACAGATTTTCTGCCTCCGTAATAATTCCGCGCTCGGTTAGCCAAGGTGTCCAGAATCCGTTGATCTGCATTAGCCCACGCGACCCGCCGTTTGGGTCTTTGATGTTAAATGCGTTTGGGGTGCAGCCGCTTTCACGCGCCATCACAGATTCGAGCACGGTGCGTTGATCGGCAGGCCAGCCAAGGTTGACGGCAAGCGCGCTGAACTGCTCACAAGCCGACGTGTATGGGTCAATGTAGATCGTGGAACTCGTGGTCGTGGACGGCTCAATTAGGTATGGCTGAACGCTTATTGGCTTTAGCGGCATGATGCTAGAAAGGTCGCTAGACGCGCTAGGAGCCCCTGTAAGCGCCGTAAACCCTAAGACCGTACAAAGCACTAGCCCAATAATTTTCTCTGCTAAATAGTTCATCTTTTCTCCAAAGGTATGGGCACTCCCCATGATGAGGATGCCGATCTAAATGCAATTTGTCCCATTAGGTATTTGCCCGACTCGGGGCTGGTAAAGATCTGAACCAAGATTTCTTGGCCGTTGTCCATCACTCCTGTATAGACGCTGTAATCAAAGATCTGTGGGTCAGTCATTGCCTGTCCTTTTGTCGGTACTCCGACCTTAGAACATAGATCAAGCCTTAGGTGGGATTTCCCCAAACACCTTTAAGAATGCGGTTTTAACAAAGATTACCGAGTCCGCGGCCTGTGGTGAAATCTCGAAATGGAACCAGTCGCCACCAGGTGCACCAGAGACTGTTGGCTTGGTGTATTTGCTCCATGCTTGACGATCGCAACGCCATGCACGACCGTGCGGTGCAGGGAAATAGTCGATGACCATTTGGATGCCTAACTCGTTAGCGTTTGCGCACAACTTTTCTACAAACGGCAACGCAGACTTGCGTGATGATTGAGGATGACGTGCATCGCCTCGATACGACATGTCCACCGCGCGACCAGTTGCATGCACCGACAAACTGCCTGGCTTGCCTTTCATGTCGCGCTGACCATACGACCCGTTATTCCAAAGCGCGTTACCAGAGTGATGTATCAACTGTTTAATGAACTCGTTCATGCCGGCACGTGGGCCTGCTGCGGGGCCGTCAGCGTTGCCAATGTAGTCCCTTGCGTTAGGGACGCCAGCCTTAGCTTTTGCTACTGCCACGACCGAACTTCATGTCTTTAGGGTTGAAATAACGCAACGCTGTAGGGCAGACCGCGCCAATTGCAGCTGCTAACAATGCGCTTGGGTCGGTGTTGCCTGTTACTGCGAGCGCAACTACCGCGGCGAGCATCGAGCGTCCGTATGAGGCGAGTAGGGCTTTGTCTTTAGGCTTCAACATCTTTGGCTCCTTCTTTCGCTTTTGACTTTAGCCCGTTTGAGGCCACTAAGCCTGACAACGTGCCAGTCATGAACACCGTCAGCGTGGATAGCAGGTCTATAAATGCAGAGTCATTGGGGCTTTGATGGCCTATTGGCTGGGTGACAAACATGAGCGCGTACACAAATCCCAGTACGGTGATTGCGAAAACGCTGGCAAGGATAATGCCAACTACCACAATTAGTCGAGCGTGTAATTCTTCGGGTTTAAGGCGTGGTCTCATAAATTAAATCCCGTGTGCATGTCCCTGATGGATTGCAAATCGGCGGTTCGCATTCTGGTTTCTTCCAGTTGTTTGGGTTTTGGCATGGGTAACGATATGACCCGTCATAACCGCATCCCGCGCAACCCCACAAAACGACTGCAATTAACGCGCCGTAGCCGATGAGGTAACGCCATTTCATTACAAAGTTGGCGGGTTAGCGGCCAGTTCGGTTGCCTTTTCCATCGTTGCGGCCTCTGTTGGTTGCAATGCAGGGTTATCCATCCACTCTAAACATTGGTAACCATCACCCGGTTCGTTGTATCGCCATGTGGTGCCTGGTGCTAGTTCGCGTGTGGCGTTGCCAATTTGTTGGTCTATTTGCGCTTTGGTTGGTGTGGCCATTATGCAACCCTTGTAATTTGAATAGTCGAATACACTTCGCTCACGCTTGCAATTGATGTGGGATTACCAAAACCAACATTGGCGCGCGTTGATTGAACCCAATGCTGTACCTCAAAGTTTTTGTTTCCTGTGATTGTAAAATAACCCAACAAGTTGCCTCTAGTCACTTCTACGCCTGAACCTGTTTGTTCTGATGTTCCTAGTGCGGCGGTCGTGCCGTCTGTTGTGTTTTGCAATCTAATTTTGAACAAGTTGCCTTCGTAACACGGCGCGGATGCAGAAACAATGTAAGAGCCTGCTGGCAAAGTAATTACGCTAGACGCAATAGAAGCACCAGTTATGTTGTTCACAACCGTTGTATTCAAAACGCGTTTAGTCCAAGTAGTTGCAACACTTGAACCACCGTTTGTTCCTGATGCTTGCGTTTCGTTAAAGATGGCGATGTCTTGGAAGTTGTCTAAGACGTCATTAAGTTGTGCGGCCTGAAGCACCGCCCCGGCTACAAAGTCAGTCCATTTTGCGGTCATAGTAGTTCCTAGCCTAAAACATTTGTTGTTGAAATTGTGCCATACAGTAAGTCGTCCAATATCAACTCATAAACAATTGTGGTTGGCGCGGTGCTGTACAGGACGCTGTGGCCTGTACTGAAATCCAGCCGATGCTCAATGCCCTCGACCGACAGCTCTTGGGCCAGCTGGGTTGTGCCAGTACCGCTAGGGAACGACTTTTCAATGCTGATCGTGTCGCCAATATCCACGGTTGCCAGAGTGTCCTTTTGGGCTGTGGTCAGCATCAGGTATTTAGTTGCCACGGACGTGTACCGCGGTTCGGGCTCTGGGTTTAACAAATAGTCGGCAGCGTCATCAATGCTTGTTTGCTCATGTAGCAGGCTGTTTGTAATGCTTGATGTCTGAATAAAATATGTAGCGATTGAGCCTGCGTCCGTTGCGGTTGAGGTCTTGCCATCTAATGCAGTAACCACAGCGCGGTTAACTACGGCATCAGCCTCAAACGTGATGCCCACGCCGTTGTATTTAAAGTTTGTGCCATCATCGTGAAAATCGGCTACCGATGCAGAGAGCGTGTTGCCAATACGGTTTTGGAATGTAAGCACTCCATCGCGTGACATAAACAAACGCCCAAACTCGGCGGTGTCGTTAATTTGCGTTAGATACTGCAAGACGTTTGTTCCTGCCGGCACGGTGTATGCAGCGTCGTGGCCAAGGTTCACGGTGCCAGTCGCGATGCTTCGAGCGCCTGCTGGGAAGTCAACCTCTGGCAGATCTAAAACGGTTTCTATGCGTTCGCCCGATGTTTCGGCGGTCACGTTTAGTTCGTCTAAAAATGTTTGTGCAAGTAGGTAAAACTGATCAGCGCAATACACCGTCACGGTATCAAGACCGCCCAGCTCAAAGTTGTAGTCATAGTTGACGACATAACCGCTGAACAATGATTCGGGCACATTGGTTGAGCTGTAACGGATTAGGCGTACAGCGCGCAATGGTGCAAGCCCTGGCTTAGATTCGGCGGTGTCGTAGTACGGGCTGTTTTGGTCAAACGGGTTAAATATCCCGTCCACGTCCTGAATCGTAAATGTCATTGTGCCAGCGCTGAATTGATCGCCCACATCACGGCGACCTCGACGCACGTTGATGCTGATAGTCGAGTCCATAACGTCGGCAAACTCGGTCGTGCCATCCAGCACATATTCGGTGTTATCTAATACACCTTTAAGGGCGTCATCAAGCACAAACGCGTCAACCTGAAACCCTGTTGCGATCTGCAGGTCATAGTTTCCTGAATCAACAACTGCTGTGCCGGGCATTACGCCACCTGCAACTGCAATGGCCCAGCGCTACGAGAATAGGCGCGCAAAGCATTAACCACCGATTCACCGATCTCGGCGCTTGTGGCAAGCCCGCCTGTGACGTTAATAGTGATACCGCCACCGTTATTCATGCGATCTAAAGGCACGACTGCTTCTGGGCCTGCTTCACCAATTACGGCAAGCATTCCACCTGGCTGATCTACGATGCCACCGTTAGCCATGCGCGGAATACTTGTTGGTGCTGTTGCAGCAGGGCCTCGACCGCCCAATTGTGGCACGGGAATTGTCGGTGCTTTTGGCAGATCAGGCAACAACGGAATTGAGTTGTACGCGCTAATGATCGCATTGACCGCGCCGATCGCAGCGTTAACCATCCCAGCAAAGAACCCGATCACGGTGTTGACAATTAGGTTGATGCCGTTGCGAAACCATTCAAACTTGTTGTACGCAGTCACAAGCGCCACGACGAGCAATGCAATGCCGGCAGCGATTAGGGCAAACGGGTTGAGCGCCATGGCAATGTTGGTGACAACAATTGCGGCGGCTACTGCTGCGATTGCGCCAGCGATGGCTAAAAACGCTTCTGGGTTGTCTTGAGCCCACATAGCAAATTTATTAAGTATCGGAAGCACGGCCTCAACTACTGGCAAAAGAGCAGCGCCGATTGACTCTTTAGTTTCGCCAATTGAGTTAGACAGAATCTTCATTTTGCCTGCAGCGGTCTCTGCGCTTGCAGCGGTAGCACCGCCAAAGGTTCCGCCAAGCACGTCCATAATTTCGTTCAGGCTGGCGCCTTCTTTAATCATCGTTGCCATCTCTGGGCTCAACGATCGCAACGCCTTAAAGTTTCCTTGGTATGCCTTAGCAAGCGCGTCTGCAACGGTGGCGCTGCTGATGCCTGTGGCTGTACTTATGTCCATGACAAGGTTCATGTCGCGCATGGCCATGTCCACATCTTTTGTACCGCGCACAAGCGCTTCTAAAGCCAAGCGGTATTCGGTGTCAGCAACGCCAGACGCTCGACTCATCGCGCTGATCTGCTTTTCCACCTGTGCGGTTTGTGCAGCGCCAGCGCCAGTCACATTTTGCAAAGTAAGAGCTAAAGCCGCCTGCTCCTGCTGATCTTCCATTGCAGCTTTGGTTGCGTCACCAAGCGCCAAAGCCAAACCGCCAAGCGCCGCAGCTGCCGGCACGGCTGCCTTTTTAATTGCAAACTGTGCTTTTTCCGATGTTGTTTCCAGTTGCTTAAACTGGGCAATAGCCTTCTTAATCCCTTTGCCGTCAAACTCTGAAATGATCGGGATATTGATTGCCATTACGCGGTCTCTCTGTTCGCTTCATCCATGACGCGCTTAACCAGTTGCTCCATCTCGGACATGACATTACTTTGGCGTTGCTCGTACGCTTTCCACATTACTCTCGAATGACTGCCATACCGTGCAGTTAGCGCGCGACCCAGCGACCCAGCCATAGACGTGTCAAACATGGTGCCAGTTGCGCCTTTCCATTGGATGCCAAAGGTGCCCACATTGGTTTTGTTTCCGCTGTATTCCTTGATCGCTCGAGTATTGATCTTGGCAGCAATCTTTTGCTTCATGCCAGGTATCCACGGCAAGATCTGGAACCCTGATCGGGTTTGCCAGTTGCGCGCCATACCAGATAGCGGGACGCCAGTAGGCACAAGTTTGTTTGCATCGTCAATAACAGGCTGGACGATCTTTTTGTAGTCCTTGGTAATTTCTCGACGTAACGATTTGTCAATCTTGTTGAGGGTCTTCAAAGCATCCTTAAGCCCGACGACCTCAACCCTTGCCGATACTTCCGCCACGTCATCTCCGTTTTTTGTTTGCCTCGTTAAGCACTTTAATGACCGTTGCTATATCTCGAGCGTCAAACACAATGTCGCTAGGCCACCAACCGACCGCAACCAAAATCTCTGCTAGTTGGCGGCGGTAGGTGCCGCGTCCGTAGGGTTTGGGTCAGTCTCATCCAATACCGGAATGATCTCCAGCTCTGGGTTTTTGCTAATCCATTCGCGCCAACTGTCGCCAATTTGCTCACCTTTAAGTTTCAATATGGTGTGCATCCAACAGCAGTAATCGCTGTAAAGCGGTTGCGTTGATAGTTGCTGAATGTTGCGGCGCTCGAGTCTCTCCCACTCGGTCACCACAAACAGGTTGGTGTAGTAATACTCGGGTGCGCTGTCGGGCGTGCGCTTTAACTGCAATTTAATTTTCATGGTTCTCCTATGTCGGCTCGGAGCCGTTAATTACGGGTTAGTGACGTCAATCGTCAACGAGCCACCCATAAACGTGATGTCATAGGTTGACAACTCGCCGAGAGATGCGTTGATAACTGGCAAAGACTCAAGGTAACAATCAGTCAAAACAAACCTTGGGTTGGTTGCTGAATCCACAGCTGATGTTGGCTTAAGCGTGATAATGGTTTTTGTGCCAACCAAAGGCTGCAATGTTGCGTAAGTTTCGCTTGATGCAAACGACGCGTACATCGTCAAAGTCACTTCGTTGTTGACCAGTCCTGCGGTGTAGGTGCGCGAATTGGTGCCGAACGCGGTGTCTTCCAAAGCCTCAACCAAATAGGTCAAAGTTGCTGCGCTGCACATGTCCGTCAAATCAACGCTGTTGATGGTGAGGACTGGGTTTGAGAGATATGTTGCTGATGCCATGATTGCTCCTTAAGTTCTGTTCTGATAGTAGATGATTTGTGTTGCTTAGTTGTGGATTACGAAGTCTGGGCTTGGATAGCGCAATCAAGGTCGTAGCACGGATACAACGCGCCACCGATCTCAAGGCTTGACGGACGGCCACCCATCACGATGATCTTGGAGCCAAGCACGGTTGCAACAATGCTAAGAATCTGACGCAGTACCGGCAGACCTGCTGGGCCCGAGCCGATTACTTTGACAGGGAACTCGAGGCGCACCACATTGCCGTTACCTGCAAAAGTCGTAAAGTTTGGCGCGTCTAAATAAACCGAGTTACTAACAAGTTTGGTTGCATCATTTATTACACGGAGCCCAGTTACCGCGGTAAGCGTTGCTG